TGCTATGACGAATGCCAATAGTTCCTCGTAACGAACACCAAGTCGGGTCTTTTCTTCTCCCGTATCTTCGTCCGTCCAAGTGTCCGAGCAGAACAAACCGTATTCAGAAGCGTCGAGTCCTTCAGCCGCAAAAGCGTCTTGGACGTCTTGAGCGATCACGCCTACGTGTTTTCTTACTCGTCCTTTGAATTTAAACTTCTTTATCAGACCCTTGATGGCTGTTGCTACTCGCAGTTCCGCTTCCGAAAGGTCTTCTATTTCTTCCTTCTCGTTACGGTCGGACGTGTTAATAGTTCCCGTCCCTGCATAGACTACGCTCCATCGAGCAGCAGCCGCACCGAGGTTAACGGCATTATCGTAGTTTACAGAAAGCTCGGCTCCTACTCCGCTCACACCAGATGTGTTGGTAAGCTTGAAACCGACTTGGTCCCCAGAAGTATGAAGAAAGAACATACGATCCAGATGCGATTGTAAATTCAAACTAAAGCCTTGAGCTATGGAACCCGATTTAGCGGTTTGTAGTGCGAGTACCGCAGAATTTCCCGTAGAGTCCGTGTTGCTAACGGTTACTGACGCTGACGTGGCTCCCGCCGAAGCTGCTTTAAACAGACCGACAGCACCCGACGTCCCTCCGTCCACGGTCAACTTGTAAGAAGCGTCCGTACCTCCGATCCCCGCCACGTCGTTTGCGGCGTCGGTAACGATCAAATTATCGTCCGTATCGCCTTCCACCCGAAAGTCAACGTCCGCACCCGCTTCGTTTATTACGACCTTCTTTTGCACGGAAGTGTCGTCCACTAGGAATTGCGTGTCCGTGTCGGATATTTTGGCAGACGTGACCGAGTCATCGCTCAACTCGCTTGAACCGACCGCACCTGCGGCTATGGCGTCGGCAGTAACTGCATCGGTAGCTATTTTAGCGGCTGTAACGGCGTCGGTAGCAATCGCGTCTGAAGTAACTGCGCCTGTTGCTATTGCGTCTGAACCTACGGCTCCTGTTGCTATTGCATCGGCAGTAACTGCGTCGGAAGCGATCTTATCAGACGTGACCGAATCGTCCACGATTAACTCGGTGGTAACGGTCCCAGTCGTTATGGGTACGGAATAACCGCGTTGAACCACGACGATGTTGGCGGTTAACGCAGGTGGACTAGTAAACGTTATCGTGTTAGCGTCGGCATCGATGGTATAAGCCGCAGTAGGTTCTTGCAACACGCCGTCTATTGCAACTTCGTATACGGTGTCTCCGTCGAGGGTAATACCCGAAGCAAAGGTAAAGACAGTCGCGCTTCCAGTACCCGTAAAAGTCGTCTTTTGAGGAACGTCGGAAGATCCCGTTATCGTGTTCGATATTTGCGTGTCAACGTAGTTCTTGGTACTGGCGTCTTGAATGAGCGTAGGATCGGCAACGTTTATGATTTTGTTGCTTTTCGCGTCCCAGTCGTTGCTTCCCGCTGCTTTCTGTAAAGACAACTCGTTCAAGTTACCGATCTCCTCGTTCAAGTAGAGATTATGACGGTACGCTTTGTCGAGTTCAGTTTCGTTCAATACCGAGCCGTTCACGAAATCCACGAACGGATTGTCCGAATCGGCGTTTGAATCCCGCTTTACTCGAACGACCCCAGAGGTAACGGGCGTATTTAGCCTGACCAAGTTAGGAGGTCCAGCAACAATCGAGTAAGTCGAGGTCGATTGAAGGACGCCGTCTATCTCGACGACGACGTGAGACTCTTCGAGGTATTCAAACGTAATGTTGAAATCTGTCGTCGAAGTAGAGACGGTATAGTCTTCAAAGGTATTAGCCATGATGTCTTTCTATAGTTAGTTATTGGTTAAGAAGTGATAAGACGGACGAGTGATCCGCTCCTTGCCTGTATTCGGTCTTGGCTCTCGAAACTTGTTCGTAGTACCTAGAGAGTTCTGGAAATTCAACCAAAGTCTCATTGAAAGCTTTCGCCCTGTATTTAGTCAACAAGGTAGTTATCTTTTGAACGCGAGGACTAGGCAATCCAGGTTCCGATTGAGCGGGTAGACTTTGATACGACCTAGACGAAATTAACTTTTGCAAAGCTTGTCTAAGCGTTTTTCCGCCTATACGTACGGTCTGTAGTTTTTCTTGCCTTCGGTCGTGAGCCGTACGTCCTTTGTCGTTCTCAAACGCCAACAAGTCGATAAGACCTCCGTACGTAGAAGGTTGAGCGCGGAACGCATGATTAAGATTAGCCAACTCGGTAAGTATTGGATCGTTCTTTTCCGTACTTATCGCAATAGGACTGATCGCCCCGATAATCGGTTTGTTCTCGATCATTACCGCTTCGCCCAAGATGTTACGTTTTGGATCGAGGTTGTCGCGTCCGCTGGGTAGTTTGTTAAGCCAAGCATCCGCAAACGACCTGACTTCTCGCGCTTCTTGCGTACCTGTTCCGTATTGTATTTGACCCAAGAAACCGCTGTATGGAAGCAAGGATGCTCCAAAGTTACGCAACAACCTGTCTCCGTAACGTTCTGGGTCAGACATCGCGTCCGTAAACATCTGTATTCCCGACAAATACGATTTGTTCGTGACGTTTCTTACGAAGGTCAGAGTCAACGCCGAGAATACCCTGTCTAGTCCGCTTTGATCAAAGTCTCTAGGCGCTCTTAAACCTTGGTCAATCAAGTCAGCTCCGACGCCTAGAAGCGTTCCAATCGGGTCAAGACGTTGATAGCTATAGTATTTACCGTCGATCTTGAAACTGTAAGGTTGCCAACCCGTGGCTAGTAAAGCTTTCTTTTCATTTTCGTCTTTCGGTCCCCCGCCAGTAATGTACTCACGGTTGTTTACTATGGTGTCTAGGAAAACAGCAGACAACAATACGCTAGTCGAAAGTTTACCCATTGCTTGCGATTTTGCGATTGGGTCGTTTCCTCTTAAAGCTTCGAACATCTTTTCTCTTTCGGCGTTAAGAAAAGGGAAAGGAACTCTTGCGTCCGATTTAAGTCCTATGTCTGATAACTTGGAAGGAATTAAAGAAATAGGAGCAAAGCGTTCAAAAGCAAACGCCAAGATGTTGGTCGGAGTACGGACGAACGGAAGAACAAATCGCAAAGGCGACCACGCTTGCGTAGCTCCTTGTAACGCCGCACCAAGCGTACCTCTTTCCAAATCTTTGGTAAACGTCAAGTAACGGGCTTCCTCCAACGCAAAGTCGGCAAGAGCCGATGCCCCTTCCTTTTTGTTTTCAAGCACGTATTGTTCAACGAACTCTGCTTCTTCGGCACTATCCGTTATTCCTCGTTCTTTAGCCGCTTGCGTACCTTCGCGTATCAAAGACTCTTCGGAGTAGTGACGACCTCCAGCAGTTATCACGTCTTCCAGTCCTTTTTCAATGTACTCGGCAAGTTGTCTAGGATCGTTGATACCTTGTTGAACACCGTCCATTGCAAGTTTGAAACGAGCGGCTCGACGATAGTTAAGTTGTTTGAAGAACTCATCGGTCGTCATAAGCAAACGCGATGGAATGCGTAAGAAGTCACCTGCGCCTTTAATCAGCTTGTAACCTCGTTCCCCTTCGGCTATTCCAAAAGCTTCTGGAGTTATGGCGTCCGTTCGTCCTTCGTTAAAAGCTCTGGCGTCTGGATCTAGTAAGTTCTCTCCGATCTTCATCGCTTGCTTGGCAAATGAAGCTGCTTCTTTATACATCGACATATCCGCCCACGCGGCAAACGCTTGTCTTGTCACTTCCAAATTACCTGTCAACACGCCTCCTATTGCCGTCTCAAGAGTAGACAACACGGTAGTCAAAGCGTTGCCCACTACGTTGACTACCTGCGTTCTAGGTCCGCTCAAGATACTGTTAATCCAGTATTCGGTCGGCATATCCAAGAATTTACGTCCTTGCGACTTACGAGCCAATTTGAAGAGTCCGTTTATACCTGCTTCAAAATCGTTAGGGTCAACGCCTTCTTCGATAGCTTTGACGATTTTCTCGACGGACATTCCTCCGTTCTCGTTAACGAAGTTCTTTCGAATGCCTTGACCTTTCATTTCCGACTCGCTCAATCCAAGCTTACGACGTCCGATACGCTGACGCCTTCCGCCAAGTGCAAGCGAAGTTTCACGCCCTAAACGAAAGTATTGCTCGGAGAACGCAACGACTTCTTGAAATGTATTTTTCAGTTTGGCAGTAACTAAGTCGCCTCCTCCAGAATCGCGGTATTCCTTGGCAATGTCGTAAAGTTTTTTGACCAGACCAGCCCCTACTTTCTTGTAGATGGTAGCTTCCAACCGTACTTGACGTTGGTTTTCAACAGTCTGTTCCATGTTTCTAAAACGATCCGTAATGGTGTTGTCACCGAAGTCTGCGGGCAAACCCGCTTCGGCTTCCGCTTTCATCCGCTCCAGCGTTGTCGGATCAGACGCTACTTCTTTCCTTAACGCTTCGATAAACGAATGTTGTTGATCGGTTGTCTCGAACCTTGGAAGCGTTACTGTCTCGCCTCTTGCTATAGCCTTGGCAATACCCGCGTGTTCGGGAGATACCTCGTCGGCAAAGTCTTTCATCTCCTTGCTTAAAAAGGTAGTATCCAAAGCGCCTAACCGTTGTTTCTTAACGTTACGTTGTTTGATGAAGTCGTTGAAGATCTTTTGCCTTTGATCGATTCCAAGCTTCGACTTAACGCTTGCAAACAAGTGTTTAAGCAGAATCGCAATGTCTTGAGCGGCTCTCTTGAACGTACCTTGCGGAGCTAGTTTGGCATCGGCGTCTAGTTTCGCGAGAAACGCGTCTGTCATTTCTTCCGCAAAGTATTCGTCTATTTCAGACAAACGATAGTTCTTGCTGTTATATTTACCGTTTAAAAAGTCTTTGAGTTCTTGAGGCTGGTCTGCAAGTTTGATGTTTTGCAAGTCCCATTTGTCAACGTCCTTAACTACGACTCCAAAACTTTGGACGTATTTATTACGTTCTCTATTGAATTGTTTAAGAAGAGCGTCTACGTCCTTTTTAGGGAGGTATCGACTAAGACTGTGCCACAGTTCGTGAACCATAGTACGAGACAAAGATCCGCCTTCTACAACGCTTCTACGTATTTCAAGAAGCTTGTTTGCAAAGTTAAATCGACCTTTTGGCGTAATCTTGCTCGTTATAGACAGAGACACGTCGCTGAACATATCTTCGCCTATAGTGTCGATAAAAGTCTCAAC